AGATGCGACCATTCATGTCGTCAAAGATGAAGAAGTAAGCCTTGATACTTTCGATCATCTCAAAGAAGATGCGATCATGAATGGTGAGAACCTGTACTTGATCACGATCGATAGTGACAGTAAAAATGATCTTCCTCTAAACCAAGAAGGGATACGCGTCACTATGGAGGACTATGTCCTTAAGTATAAAGGTCATGTCTATCGTGGCCACATCAGAACCAGAGATGGGAGTGATGATGAATGAGCCAAGGTCTATCAAAGAGGTCTTTGATCTTGCTTGCAAGCACTTAGTGGTAGATGAGCGATTAGTGCATAAGCTGGAAGTCATGAAGACATCCTTTATCACCAAGAACCGTGATCATGCACAGTTCTTTGGTGGTAATCTCATTGGTTGTTATAATGTCAAATTTACTCCTATCGATAGAGAGAGGGTATTTCACGATATCCTAGGGATCGATGAGAAAGATGTCAGTAAGGGATGTGATAAGCTCATCCCGAAGAAGTACTATCAGGTTGCAGGAGATCCTTGCAACCTGGCACTTGTTTATATCGCGCATGTGATATTGATCTCATCTTTGTCCGATAGATTAAAAGAAAATGGTGCAGCGATTGCATTAGAATTACTGCAATATAAGTTCATCACCTCACGTATGTGGGTACATTGGCAATATCAGTGTTCAGTAGGTGAAGCAGAAGCAACACTTGCAGCACTCAATAACAAGTTTGCTATCAAGCAGAAAGGTTCCTGGGGTAAACTCTTCAGAGATAGAGCACTAGACATTATCTATCATCTCCACAGCAACACCTTGAAGACGATGTCACCAGACATCTCTTCTAAAGGTAAAGAAGCAGCTTCTGTTGCATACATCATCACAGATACGCAAACACGTATCCGTAGTATGCTCGTTAACATCTATGGTATCTTTATCAATATCCACAACCAAGGTAAGAAGATCAGTGGGGATAGTAAACTCGCTCTTTTTGATGGTGAAGTGGAGCTTAAGGATGATATCAATATCAAGAACAAGTACAGCAGCTACTTGTTCGATATCTTAAAAGATCGCAATAGTCTTATCAAAGATCAGCTGATCGATATCATCAGTAGTGCTGTCCCTGTCATGAACCCTACTACTTTGATCAAAGTCCTGGAGTATATCCCCAAAGAGATCTCCAAGAATAAGAAGATGACACAGTGGGTAGATGATATCATTGAACATGCGTTTAGCTATCTTGGACAGGATATCAATAGACATCGCGATGATCTTGGATATTTGTTAAGTCGGATGAAAGGGATCTATACAAGCTCTAGATCGCAAGATCCTTTGTTGATCCGTATCAGACAGGATACGGAGAAGCTAGTCAAGCATGCTGCACAGGTGAAAACCCCTGCACAAGTAGCAGCAGTCAGGACAGGGCTATTGATGTATTTACTGCTAAGATCATTTACCATGAGCTACTTCAGTAAGTGATGTGAAAAAGAATACACGTCATACATCATCACTAGGACCAATGATAGTCCTAGTGAGGTGCTCTGAATGAACATATGTGAATGAGGAACCCCTAGTAGTACCTATCAATGGTACTACTAGGGGATATATGACATCTAATCGTTTGAACAGACATTACTTCTCATTTATAACAGGAATACTTCCATGACTACAGCAAATTATTTCTTAACTGTCACCACCATTGACATCATCACGGTAGCCTATTATTTACTACTCTACAAAGTCAACATCAAACAATCCTACAAATTACTACTTGCGATGGTTCCATTTATCCTGGTGATCACTTGGATCACAGGACATGTTGCAGATACTGAGACAACTTTGATCACCTTACATGGAATCAAAGTGTTGTATTTTGCTACCGTAATATTTGGTTTTGCTTTAACGAGACAACAGAAATAATAGTATTCACCTCACTAGGACTACTAAGGTCCTAGTGAGGATCTATGCCGCGTAGTGGCTATCTGAGGAGATATGGATATATCTCCGAGGAAATGACGTCTAGATAAATCTAGTCATAACGTCTAGCCTTGCCTGTCGGGAGTCTAAGCGTACCGCTTAGACTTCCTCTTATCTTTAGCTTGCAGTATCAACTGCTCTATCGAGAATACCTCATGGTCTTCTAATATCAGCTTCTTATTGAGATTACGTAACTCTTGTTCGATCTTAAGTCCGATGTAGTAGTCTTTGTTATTCTGCAACTCATCATAGAGCTGGATCATCTTCTCTCTGATCTTTCTTTGTTCGTATTTCTGTACTTGCTCTTCGTAAGGGATCTCTTCTATCGGTTTCTCAGCGATACGAGAGTAGATCTCATAAGGCGTGATACCATAAGACTCTAATGATTTTCCTTCACTCATCACCCAGTGGGTTAAAAGCCAAGCGATGACCATGTCATCATGACCATAGTCATCGTGATCGATCCTGTTGTTCTTGATGACAAGACCTAGGATCTGATCAGCTAGCACGATATCATGGATCTTGTCTTTAGCGATAGATATCGCTTTTCTAAATACTCCACCATACAAAGACTCTCTTGAATAAAGTCCAGCACCAGAGGTCGGATAGCCAAAGTACTTCTTGTACTTGTTGATGGTATCTTCTCTTTTGCCATAGCGCATAGCTTCTTCATAGTACTCTTTATTAACGTCACTCTCGTATCTCTCATTGACGATACGGTTGAAGAGTCTGGTGAAAGGGTTGATACTGTTTGCAGGGAGTGCTATCAGTAAGTAGTTTAGAAGTCCTACTCCAGTAGATCTTGCTTCGATGATGACAGTGAGGTTGGTGTACTTCAAGATAAAAGACTCAATGAACTTACCAAAGACAAAGATGTTGGTGTAGTTATAGTTACCACAACCAATGACTTTACCGGTTTTCACATCGGAGATGACTACTGCGATATCATCTCCACCTGAAGCATCAGAAGTATCGATACCCATGATGCAATGGTTATCTTGCATATAACGATCAACATCTTCCACATACCAACGGAAGATGTAGCTGTGGATATCGTCTTCCTTGGGCTTCTCTACTTTAGACAGCGAGATGAGCTCTGCATCTTGAGTGGATATCGGTGATCTTTCATTACCAGCAGTCCAGACATTGAAGTAGTCACGGTTAGCATCATCACCCTCAGACTGGGTTCTTTCCATGGTCTCGATCAACCATTCATCTGAGTATCCGAGTTGTCTATGGGAGAAAGTACAGTTTACTCGATATACCCCACGAGGATTCTTCTTACGATCGACTCTACTGTGTTTACGGACGACTTCTTCTAACTCCTCTTGGGTACCTACATCAAAGAGGAGTCGCTCATCATAGACCATCGCTTCCATGAGTTGTTGATAGACATATTTACCATCAGGGTCATCCTTCTTACCAGCAGTCGTGGTGAAGATTACACCATAAGGAGTACCATTAGCTTTGGCGATATCGATCGCAGCACCCATAGCAGGGAGTGCTGACTGGAAAGTAATAGATGCATTGGAGATAAAAGCAGCTTCGTCTATATGGAAGATAGGTGCTGTATCACCACGTGCTACTTTAAGTGCTGCTTTACGAGAAGCTTGTGCTACGAATGTCGCATACTGGTTATTCTTCTGGTTGATGGTGATCATCTCACCATTGTTGGCATCTTTTCTAATGCGCATATCTAAGTAATCAGGAAGATAGTCTAAGATCTCTTTGATGTTATCAATCGTCTTTCTTCTAAGACTATCATCTTTAGTAAGTAGGTTGATCTTGGTGTTATCACATCGCACATCCATTAAGTAAGTGGAAAGTCCGTTGGTGTTGAAGGACTTTCCTGTCTGACGAGGTTGTACCAAGTATACCGTACAATGATTGAAGAATAACCACCAGAGTGCTATGTTAGAACGATTGGCTTTTACAGGACGTGGATTCAGACCCCCTTCAGGAGGAGCTCTTAGTACTTCACGCATGTAGTACCAAGGATTGATCTTACATTCAGCGGCTATCATCGCGATCTCACGTTCAGTGAGATTACTAGAATGGGGATCTACCTCTTTCAGCAGGGGGTTGACTAGTGCTAAGTGAAAAGCATTGTTCTTGATTCCCATATCCCGATAGAGTTTACCCAGTTCTAAAAAGGAAGTATTGGTCGTCTCTAGGTGGATGGTAGCTGTGGGATACTTATTCCAGTCATTCTGGAATAAGATCATGTCATTTTGGATTGTCATGTTCCTTATCCTAAATCAATTAGTGTTCATTAGAATGACGAGGATGACGTCTATATAGACGTCATACAGCCTCACTAGGACTTTAAGTAGTCCTAGTGAGGTGTGGGGTATATGACATCTAAAAAAGAATACACGGCAAAAAAAGCCCAGGGGATACCCCTGGGCAATATCACATTATCAAAAGGAGAATCAGTGTACCTGTCATGAACCTAACAGATACACGGCTCGACTGATCTTAGTTACCCTTAAGAACAGTACATTACATCAACGACACTCGTAGATGTTCGGTGGAGCCCCCTGGAGGAATCGAACCTCACGACTTCCATCCCACGCTTTTATGTCATCGGTTTAGAAGACCGATGTGGGGACAGGGGACTATATCTAGACAAAATATTGCTACTAATCCGTAATATATTCACTCTGGTGATCCAGATGGGATAACCAGACGTGCAACCGGTGTCTCTGATAGACGATCTCTTGCATGCGATAGATGAAACTGAGATAAGCTTTCATAATAGATACATCTTGTTCTACTCGGTCTTCTTGATAGCTTTTCTCAACAAGAACGATACCAAGTGCTACGATATCATCATACTTGGCAAGTAAGTCAGTATAGATATCTGTACTCAGTGCTGTTTCAATATCCATCGACTCTTGAGAAGGTCGTGTGAGTAATGCTTTCTTCAGTGCATCAATCTCATCTAACTGCAATGACTGATAAAGGACAGAGACTTGATCAGAGTCTATGCTTTTAAACATATCTTCTTTAAAAGAGATATCAGATTTGATCTTGTTGTAAAGATCTCTTTCTTGGATGATGACTTGTTTGTAGTCTTTAGCTTTAAGTTCATCGAGTTGTTTCTGGATACTCTCTTGCAGACTACGATAAGTCTCTTGATCTTTCTTCTCGATGATCTCAGTCAGATCTTCCATCGTTTCTTGATAGCCGATCTCTGAAGGATACTCCGTAAAGTATCCTTCATTAGCAAAACGGATCTCATGATCTCCATCTAAGAGGAACAATATCTCAGAAGCACTAGACTTGTTGATTGCTCTTTCTTCTTTAAGATGATCACGCAGACGCTTAAGCTCTTCTACATGGTTATCAGAGAGATCGACATGATGGGGTTCTGTTAACGTGATCGTAGGAGTAATATCAGGAGTGACTTTAGTAGACTCCTGATGAGACTCTGTTGACATGGTAGTATCATCATCTAGACTAAACTGTCTTTGGATGTCTTTTATATCCATAGCTTACTCTACAGGGATATCAGTATCAATAGTGTCCCCATCATAGCTGATCAAAGCTGAAGCAATGAGATCAATGCTTGCAACGATCTGTCTTTTGACTTGGTTGAGTCCTTCGGTACATACTTCTTTGAAGAGAGAGGGGATGTCAAAGAGATCACAAGTGATGCATTCATTCTCACTGGTGATGATGCTATCAGGGTATCTTGCTTTATATCTGACACCATAGACAGCTTTAAGTACTGCTTTGGTGTAAGGGACATCGACCAAGATGAGTTCATTGATGATGGAGATGTATTTGTTAGATTGCTTAATGAGCTCAAGGTTGTACTGCTCATCAGAGCCTTGTAGTTTATCATTAGGGATAGGCATCTTTCTCCCGATAGCAGCACCAGCTGCGAAGGAGATGGCTTTGTTCTTTAAAGTAGGATCAATACCTGAGAATAATACTTCTATCTCACGGTTAAGATTGACATCGATCATGATTTGTGTTCCTTATCTAAATAAAATTAATAGTTCTTAAGTAAAGTAATTTCATCCATACTGAACACATGTTCAGTATGTCTTCAATTCATGTCCAAGGACAAAAAGATCATTGGCAGCAAGAGACTCAAGTTCTCTTGCAAGTTGTGCTTGTTTGACACGATCTTTCGTGAATCTCTTCTTAAGAAGCTTGTTGATAAAAGCTTCATCGGTCTTATACAAAGCGATGATGCTATCGATCGCTTTGATATCTCGCAAGATCTGATTGGATTTACCACCACTGGTTTTGAGTTGATTGACCAGATCTTCGCGCATCCGCTGGATACGGATGACGCCCGTGTCGTATCTATTTACCATATCCTGGTAAACATCAATGGGTCTGTCTCTGAAGAAGAGATAAAGCCATCCAAGCATCGAAAAGATGGTGAGGATGACGTCTAAAACTGTATAACCCTCGAAAATACGTCTGTTGATAGCGATGAACTGCGCTGCCTGTATTTCTGCTTTCTTCTTAAAGATAGATGGATCATACAAGCGATTTATGATCTCTAGTCCTTGCGCTAAAGCAAAGCCACCACCCTGTCTTGCGACATATTGGTCTGCGGTCTGTTCGGCAGCGGTAAGGTCATATTGGTCAGAGTTAGAGATACTCTTTAAGTAATTAATATTACCGCTAACAATACTAACAACCACTTTATCAGAGTGGTGAGCCAGATCTTGGATAGATCCTTTATCCATATCGACATTAAGATGTTTAAGCCCTATACTGATCGATACTTCCCTTTCTTTAAGATCGGTGGATTTATTCAGGTTAGACATCAGTTGCAGGAGTACTACGTTAGTCCTGAAACACACACCTAAGGCTGCCATGAAAGTAAAGCAATGGCCTATCTCGTGCATGATAACTGCAGCCACCGCTTCTACTGGGAAGTCATTACTGGTAATGAATGTATGTCCAGTAAAGACAGAGTTGTGTATCTTAGCAAAGTCTCCTGTGACTTTGCCTGTCTTACGTGATACTGTACCTTTGAAGCCTTCAGGATAGTCTTTCTCGATAGTTTCACTGACCTTATCAAAGAACTTTTTATTGTATTTACCAAATATGTCGTGTTGGATATCTAATATCGAGTTATGTAAAACAGGCGCAAACATCATCGTGTTTGCTACACTGGTTTTAATATCGTTATCTTTTACTACATGGAATTTTGCAGTCATCCCCGTGTGCTTTTTCACCAATTTAGCAAAAGCTTCATTGTCAGGTGCTTTCAAGAAGTCTTCATCAGTGAAGTTGTAGGCACTTTTATTAACAAGCACAAGTTCAGTGGGATTATTCCGCCAGTGCTGGATCAATGCTACCAGCTCTTTAAAAAAGCCAGAGGACTGACGATCGATCACGATCTCCTCAGGTGAGATCGTGAGATCTTTCATCTCTGGCATGAAGTCTGTTATCTTACGCATGCGTATTCCTTAGAAATGTTTAAACAAGTGACCCTAAGTATATGCTCCTTTTTAAACCGGTGTAAAGAAGCCTCAAAGTCATAGGCTTATACCCCATGCGCTACCAGGAATCCTTATATGTCCTCCATGACCAATAAACCTATCCCTAAAGAAGATATCACCTCACGTGAATGTCGATTTGTCATCCCGATAGACCAAGGTCCCCGTGATCTTCACCTAGTCAAAGAGAAAGTCTATCTCAAAGATGACACTACTACTAAGAGAGTGATGCTCGTCGAAGACTACAAAAGACCTTATTACGTTGCCAAGATGAATCAACGTAATTATAAGCAGAAAAAAGAAAGAGCACCTTTAGAAGACCTTGAGGAAAGAACGACTACCAGACGTGAACAGTTCTTTGACCTTAAAAGAACGCTTGGTATGCTCTGGCATAAAGGTCATCCTAACGAGGTCTATGGTAATCCTTACGTCTATGGTACCGACTACGAGCATAGTAGTTATCTTAAATGGCAGTATCAGA